AACAGAAGTGCTGCACAAGGTGGCAATAGTAGGGAAGAAATTAACTTTAATAACAAGCATTATGTTGCTGTGTGTTGGTTGGGTGGTGTCAATCCTACCGACAAACCATCAGCTAAAGCTATTGAAAGTGTTAAGTGGCTCTACTCACAAGTCGGTGGAGAACTAAGACCTCACTCCTCGTTCAAACAAACTGATTGTCCTGGCGATGCTTGGCGACAACACATTATAGAAGGCTTAGTTACTAACAAAATTAGTAACGATAGTCCACCTGATATGATACATCCTCAAACTTTACAGAAGAAACTTGATACAATTATTGCTAAACTAGAAAATATAGAAACTAAGTTAAAGTTAGGAAATTTAATAAAATGAAAAAAGAATATGTTGATTTATTAGAACGTTGTCTTTGGACTTTTGTTGAAACATTTGCATCAACTCTTGTTATTTCTCCTGCTTTAGGTGTAGATATTAGTACACTTGAAGTAGCTGCATTAGCAGGTGGTGCTGCTGTTTTATCAGTTCTAAAAACATTTGCTAAAAATAAAATACAACCAGTAACTAATAAAGTATCTAGGTAATAGTTGAATGAGTAGTAAGAAAGTTTGGAATAAACCTAGACCTAAGTCTTTGGGTAAGTCTAAAAAACTTACGTCTTCTCAAAAGTCTAAAGCTAAAGCAAGAGCTAGAAAAGCAGGTAGGAAATATCCTAACCTTGTTGATAATATGTGGGCTTCAAAACAATGACAGTTAAGTATCGTGGAGAAACATTTAGTGGTTATAACAAACCTAAACGTACGCCTAAAGCTAGTAAATCACACGCTGTGTTAGCTAAGAAAGGCGACAAAGTCAAACTTGTACGCTTTGGTCAGCAAGGTGTGTCAGGCGACGGTAAGAAAAATACTGCAAGACGTAGGTCGTTTCATGCTAGACATAAGTGTTCACAAAAAACAGACAAGTTCAGTGCAGGTTATTGGGCTTGTAAAGTTAAATGGTAAAGGAGTAATATGCCTATTGATAAATATGGTAAGAAAAAATCTTATGCGAAAAAACGTAAGAAAAAATATAAGAAGATGTAATTAAGCGTCCCAACAGTGCTTACTACTATTCCAATGATGCCATCCATCGTTATACACTAACCAACTAGCTACTGCTGTAGATACTTTAGGGTTAGTTCTTTTGCTAGTTATATTTAATTTTGGCGATAGCCATTTCCACGTATTATCATTGAATTGCCACAGACCAATGTCTTTAGTTTTGTCTTTATTAACACCAACAGCGTCAGGTTTTCCTCTACTTTCACAATAGATAACTAACATAGCCTGTTTAATGTCTTCATCTTTAAAGTATGTGCTGACTGTGGGCATCCAGTCAGCTACATACTCTATTTTTTTACTATCTTGACGACATTCAACGTAGTCTTGTAGATTATCTATAGTCAACATGTATGGAAGGACACAAAATAATATACTTTCAAGCATGATTACTTACCGAACACATTTTTTCTTACTTTTTCTTCACGCCTGATACGTTTAATATATCGCCATCGATAATAAAAATGTAAAACTTTCATTCTTCTTCGCCTTTTATATCAGTTCTTTTAAGACCTTTTGCTTGTAAACTATACGCAGCTACAAATTCATCAACATCATTAAGTGCTAAACATACCAGTCCATCATTAGTGCCATCAGGCATAGCTACAAATACAAATGGTCTTTCATCATCAGGTAAATTAGTATCATTTTGTTCTTTAGCTTTAAGATACCTATTCCATAATGTCTGTACTTGCTTACCTGCTTTAACTTCAACACGCATCCAACCATCCATCCAACCTTCTTCATGTGCTCTGAGGTGCTGTAACTTAGGTTCAGGTATTAACAGCTTACGCATAGCTACGTACTGCTTCTTACGACCTTTCGCTTTATTATTGCGACCACGCCTAGAAGCAGCACTACGTTTTCTAGCCATTAGAACGGAGGAATGTTCCATTCTTTAGGTAAGTCATCTGTAATCCACCAAGACTTAGAGAACTTGCCTGTGTGTGCAGAACATTCTGCTTGTGACTTAGCACCACACTTGAAGTCAGGACTTGTTGGTCCTTTCTTATCCATTCGGTTATCAAATACCTTACCGTTACAGAACGGACATGTTAAGTCTGTTCTAGGAACTGAACTTTCTGACATCTTGTCCATGATTTTATCTGTTATATCTTCTGTTTCAAATACAGAATTAATAGCTTCATCGACTGTGTCTGCAGGTTTTAACTCGTCTGACATACCACGTTCTAATTGTGCTAGGTATGTATCAACTTGTTCTTTACTCCACTGCATTCTATTTACAGGGAACTTACGTACATTAGCATAGTTATTAGCCATCTTTAATGCTGCTTCCCTATGTGGGGCTGATAAGTCTTTAACCATGCTATCTGCAATAGTATCTACTTCAGCACGTGTCATCATCTGTGGTTTATCTTCCACAGGTTTGACTGACTTAGACATTTCTTCTCGACTAGGTCTAGCTTTATCTGAACCTTGATACATCCAGTTTGCTAACATACGTCCGATACTAGAGGTTTCACAATTCTCCATCCAAGCATCTGCGTTAGCAAATCCACCTTGACCTTTAGTTTCCTGTGCTATACCTGTAGCTACAGGGTTAACATCTTCTATGTCTTTGTAACCTAATGTTCTAATAGTTACGCATGAACCATCATCAGTTATGTGTACTACTTCTGTATAGATACGTCCATTAGGATTGTCTGCCCAAAATTTCTTTAAGCGTTCTTCTACGGTTTCGTAGTCTTCTAAGTTAAACTTAGCCATCTATATTCCTTTCTTCACGTGGGTCATATATCACACCTATCTCTCTATCAGCATAGTGCTTAGGACTAGACTTAATATCTGTGATAGTTAACTGTGGTTCTGACCACTCTATGTCAAAGTATTCTTCAATAATGCTATCAGGATTATCTCCATTGCGTTCTGCAATAGCTTTAAGTGCAGACCTACGTAACGTAGAGTTATCTGCTCTAAAGACTGCATCCCAATCTCTTTTCAAATATTCCTTTAACAAACTCATCTCTTTTACTACAAACTTTGGTTTACTTGTCCTTCTAAATACTAGCGAATGACCACGTACACCACCGTTATCAGGTAAATCTTTTGCTATCTCTAGTTGAAATAACTTTTTAATTGTGTTAAATGCAGATGCTATGTGTGTAAGTTTAAGAATTAAATCTTCTTTTTGTTCAAAGTCTAATTCTCCTAAGTACTCAATAATATCATCGGCATACAATTCTTCTATTTCTGCACCGTTAGCTGTGTTCTGATATGCAGACTTAACTAAGTGCAAGATGTCATCAATCGGTATTGGTTGCATGGCTCTCCTTAGATGTTAATTTTGCGTATACTTCTACAGACTTGTTAGGTGTAGAACGTCTAACTCTAGTATCTAAAATTAGATTGTTTCTTAATTGCAATTTGTTTTTCCAATAATGCGTAGATGTTTGTGCAGTTGCATACACTTTCATAAAAGCATCGCCGTTGTATGTAAATATCCTAAACCATTGGTTTGGGTTCATTGATAACGTTGCAATAACATCATCGGTAATTATATTTACATTACGCTTTATACTTGGTTTTGGAACTTCATCAACTGCTACAGGTGTGAAGTCATATATTTCTTCATTCATATTTCTCCTTATCGTTTTTGCATTCCACGCACACGTCCATGTGATAATGGCGTGTGATGAAAACAAAACTTACTTCTGTTGTATTTACTTATTACGACTGTACAATTATCTTTTGCACAGACCCTACCTTCAGCGTATACTTTATTCTTACGCTGCTTGTAAGGATTTTTATTTCCTTTCATGTATATAGTACTCATTATTCTTCTTCCTGTTGAACACCCCACAATTCGTCTATGACGGTTGTAGTAGCATCATCTTTTTGTACTTGTACAAGAAACTTTCCACCTCTAATATTTTTATTAGATAAATCTTTCCAGGTGTCATAACCTAGCTGTATGTTTCTGTCAAACATCACGTTAAATGTACGCTTTGCTTTTTCATAATCCGTAGCTTCAATGTAAAAATCTACATAGAATGTTTCTCTAAAACGATATTTACTTAGCTGCGTTTCTTCTGATTTCTTCATAGTATTCCTCTCTATCAGGGTCTAAACGACCACCTTTATATCTTGCTTCTACTGCTTCTTGACCACCCATCATAGAAAAATATCTTTCTCTATATTCGTGGATGTCATCATACGATTTAAACTGTTGATTAAAGTAATCAACGAATAAACTAATTCGTGTATGAGTGTGCATCAGTGCTGCAATGTAATCGTGTATTTCATTTATGTCATCTAACTGTACGATTAAATCTTGTACTGCCATTTCAGCAGACCGTTCATCATATATATCATTGACATAAGCCATAGGAGAATGGTGTTTGTATTTCATATTTGTCCTTCCATATATATATTATAATATAGTTCTCATTTTATTCAAACTATATTATTAATACTGTTGTTTTTTAGTTGTGTTATTTAGATGTGGTTTCTATCTGACCACCGTCGTTCAAACTTAATTGTTTGACATCACGCATGTAACATAGTACATTAGTACATACCAAGTTAGCGTGACGTGTAGTCAAGTGGTTACCACACCACATACATATATTGCTCATACTTCTAGTTTAACTAGATATTCTGCCGTAACGCCACTATTTTCTTTGCAAAATAGTAGATACTGACATGGTCGTCCCATTGAAGCTAATTGCTCTTGGGCGTATGTATTATAGCTTTCAGTACTTCCATTAACCCATAGTCGTACATCATTTATGTATTGCGTGTTTGGTGTATGGTAATGTCCTGCAACTGCGTAATCAAAATCTTTCATCATACCTGCAGATGCTAGTGCTTTCCATCCTAAAATTTTCTTACCAAATCCGTACCATGGAAACCCTCCATGTCCTCTGACTTGGTCGCCGTGAAATAAAAAGAACTTACATTTCTTACCTAAGTCTGCGACTTTGTACCAATTCCTTTCTCCGTCTAGGTTCGGTAAATGAAATGATATTCTTTTTTCTTTAGCGTATAACTGTTCTAGTATCTTACCTAACATCATGTCAGCATTGCTTTCAGGATGATAGTTTCTTCTTGATGTACCACCTAAAGAACCATGATTTCCTATAACCCAATGCACTTCTACTTCTTTGAAGTCGTGTAAGAGTTTGTTAAAGAAACCACTTAAAATACGTGGTCCATCTACAGTTACTTGCTTGTATAGCGAAGCATCTATTAGATGTTCTTGTCCAGGAAAGATTAATTCTCCCTCAACAATGTCGCCTAGTCCTAATACAACTACTTTGTTTACAGGATGTGACTTACGTTGTACGGCTGCAAGTTCGCATATCTTGTCTGCGTATTTAAGCACACGTTGTTCTGCTACATCTGTGTTGTAATCAGGTGTAACTTTTGCTAACTGTATATCAGATAACAAAGCTACTGCTATTTCTTCTTTGCCTTTCGCACGTGTATGTGTAGGTGGAGGTATCACAGGTATGTCCAATGATTGTATTCCACTTTTACATGCTTGAAATACAGCGTCAATTAAATCAGCTTTCTTATTCTTAGCCTTTTCTAACTGTTTAAGTAACTGTAAGTTAGTCTGTTTTAACTCGTGTATTTGTGTGCTTTCAGCTTGGGCAATAAGTTCTTCGATAGATTTAGCTGACATACGTATCGCCTTGTAAGTAGCGACGTATAGCAGAATAACTTATCTTTATTTCCCATTCGTCTTTGAGTATTGATACTATTTTGGAAACATTCATACTCTCTGTGTTCCCATTTTCAGCCCTGTTCTTCAATACCGTCAAGAACTCTTGTGCGTCGGCAGGTAATTTGTTCCACCAACGTGGTATATCTGAACCTTGTTCTACTGCTTTAAGCAGTTCTTCTAATCTGTTCATAAGATAATCTTACCATTATCTTATACTTTTTTATATTTTTCTAAAATATTTTTAATTCTTCGTCAGGTTTTGCTACAAGTTTATACTTGAATACTTCTTCGCCATTGTCTAGCGTATGTGTTTGTGTATCAATAACCCAACCTATCTTACGTAAGTCAAATATAATTCCACCAAATCTAGTAGCGTGTAAATCATATACAAACTCTAGTGTAGATACAGGTACTCCGTCTTCACGTGATATATCAAATGCTAATTCCATAAGTTCACGTTTAGAATTACCTGCAATAGTTTGATTTCTAAATGTTTTAACATATTTCGGTGGCTTAGTATCTTGGTATCTTATCATTATTCCTCCTCCAAATAATTTTCTATTTTAAATATTGCACCTAAAGCACATCCACAATCTCCACACCACAGGTTACCTGCGTCGTGTCGTGTATTTGTGTGTTTGCAAATCATACTTCATCTCCGTCCATGTATTGTGACATACAACCTACGCACAATCCATCGTGCGTAAATGTAGTTTGTCTTTCGACATCACATTCAACACAGTTATCAATAAAGCGTAAGTCTTTATTCTTCTTCATTAGTGTATGGTTTAACTTCGTTAACAACACTTTGAAAATGTTGGTTCATCATCTCGTTAATGTATGATTGCATAGGCATAACAACTGATACACCCTCGTCTTTAACTTCCCATTTCAATACAAATGGTATTGCAATTCTTTCATCTTGAATACTTACAACAAGATACAAAACGGATTTATCTTTCTCGCCTGTAGCTAGAGTGATACCGATGTTCTCCCATGTAGTAGATTTGTTACCGTCTAACATAGTTCCACGTACCCATAGTTGAGGTTCATCTCGTAACATAGTTACGCCTTGATTACTCAAACTCTTACGTGATATGTCATCAGGTATTACGTGTTCAAAGTTCATAACTTTTTCCTTTCTTATCGTGGTAGGTGGCGTGTTTATGCTCTTACTTTATATCGCTTTGAAACCTACCCTATCTATAGATAGTTTATAACACACAGTTAGCGAACCAAACAGGAATTACATTGTTTATATGGTTGTTCTAATCTCTAGTGCTAGGCTAGAGTTTCCTACCTTATGCGTTCCTATGTGTTATAAGCTACCTACGTTAATACCAAGTTAGTTGCGTGGGGTATTAATTTCCTCGCTTTCACTTCATAGATAGCTTGTAACTACTTCTGTACTTATTCGCCCATTGGGTATTAAGTTTCAGTAGATAGCTTGTAACACACAACAGTTTTTAGCAATCGTTTACATGTCTGCAGACCTTTAACTCTGCTATGTGCTACAAGCTACCTACACTACGTGGGACGGAGGTGTCCAACCCACGTAGCATGGTCGTCATCACTTGCGTGACAACGGTAGGTAATTATTCTACTATCGTGATAGTAGGTACAACTAACTGTTCGTCAAGTTTAGCATATACATTGTATATGGAAGTAGGAAAGTTTGCGTCAGCAAATAGTGTAACAAGTACACCTGTTTCCTCATCTCCACTTAACGTACGCATTATCTCGATGTCAACAACATCGACTGCTTTATTAAGTAAGAAGTGTACAAAGCTAGAACCCATAGGTTCTACGATAAACTGATTAGTTCTTCCTCCGTCACTCATTACCATAAGTTTGTGCATATCGATAACACGTTGAAACTTATCGTATCTATCTGCACGTTGTTCATTTTGTTTGGTTATTTGTTTCATCCAAACTTTTCGTGCAATAGCACGGTCTTCTAATTTGTTATATTTTCTAGGTTTTTTGTAACCTGCCATATAATATCCTTTCTGTTAAGCATCGAACCAAACACCATAGTCGGCTTCGCCGAAGTGTCCATGTCCGTATGCAGTCTTGTGTGTATTGAAATCATCTTGTTCGTCGGGGTCATCTTGGTCTAACTCTATGAGTTCGCCTAGTTCTTCTACTACAGTCCAACCACCTTCGTTATATCTAACGGCATTCATATTCTTAGTACCGTAGTCTGTGATTTCATTGATTTTTTTTAGTGCTTCTTCTGTGCTAGAAGCAGGTATGTATGCTTCGTATTCAGCATTATATTTTAAATAATATAATTCTTCAGCCATTATTCTTCCTCCATTTCATTTATCCAATCTTTTATATACATATTTTCAACAACGCTAACAGCGTCATGCCAATCTTCAGCATCAAATCTGACAAGTATTCTATAAGTTGGCATTATTCCTCCTCGTATGTTTGATACATTGTATTGTCGTCATCTGTTAATTCACGCCATACGTATGGTTCAACTAACGCATTGTACATATCAAACTCAAACGAAGTTCTTGTAACTATATCGTCTATAGTTTCATGTACATCTCTGATAGTTTCGTAAGGTATGTCAACGTAAAACTTTAAACGTACTCTTTTAGTTTTCATTCTTCCTCCTGTTTTAAGGCTTTAAATTCGTCAGCAATCATATTCATTTCGGTAACGAATATTTTTAAATCATCGTTGTTGATTTCTTTGAATGCAAATTCTGTAAAGTTATCACGGAATTTGTCTACTGAAAATGCAGTAGCCATAATTTTCATCTGCAATTCTTGGTTATCATCTGCAATATGTTCCATTAATACATTTTGTATTAATGAAAGCAAGTGTATTTTGCTGTATAAGTCATCAATGACTTGTGATATTTTTGCATTTGACATTAGGTTTCCTCCCATTTTGTTATAGCTAATTCGATTTGGTATGAATACCAATCGTAGTACTTGTGCCATGATGACACGTGTACCTTAGCGTGTATATTGTTTAATTTTGTTATTAGCAGTCCTCTGTACCACCAATAACGCTCTTTTATTTTTATCATAAGTGGACGTGGAGGGAGTTGAACCCTCGTATATCAAGCCCAAGAAATAAGGAAAACGTAAACTTGATACTAAACCCATCACGCCCATGTGCTACCTACTACTTATACTACGTACAACAGGGGATTGTAACGTATAGTTACGTATCAGTTTAGGTAGGTAGCAATCTGCAAGACAGGTACAAGTAGACTACACGTTAACGTATTTACATTTCTGTAAGCCGTTCGTAGTATCGATGCAATTTTGTCAGAAGTCTTCGTGCAGGGACATCGCACAGTGACAGGTGGCAAACAAACAGGGACATGTGTGTTTGTAAGGCATACAACTGTATGGTATTGAATGTATTATCGTGAATTAACTTGGTAAGTAATTCGATACGTTAGAACAAACGTCTAACAAGTACGTGCCTTGCACATTGCTACACAGCAATACGCTTAGCTTGTTCGCATTGCACTGTGGTTGCACCACAAGTGAAACACATATAAGATATTAAAGTCTTGGACTTTACGTTGGCAAATATACCAACTTTAGTCATGTGATTTCCACATAAACAATCAATCATTTGTCCTCCTCATAAACTTATATAATATATCTTCACAAGTATCAGATATATTATATAAACCTAGCAACAGGTTTATTCTTCAAATACTAACTCTATGTTGTAGTCGTTAGCTACTTTCTTTAAAAGTATTTCTGTGTAATATCTTTTGTCGCTAGTCATTTCTTGTGTATAACCCTGCACAAATAAATATTCAATCGCTTCTAAACAATCTTCTTTACTTACTTTGTTTATTTGATTAGCCATTATTCCTCCTCTAACTGTGCTTCATATTCAAATGAAGTTTCATTAGTTTCATCTACTAAATCTACCCAAGCTATAAAACCACCTAAAACATTACTTACTGTTTCAAGTAATTCTTGTGGGGTTTTTAAAGTAGGATTATTTTTATCTTGTGTGTACGCATGTACAACTAACTTAGCCATTATTCCTCCTCTGCTATAGCAGTTCTTTTATTTCTAGCTTCAATGTATTCGTAAGCTACGTTATAAACATGATTGTTTATAATATCAAACCAACAATATTGTAGATAATCGACTACTGATTGGTCTTCTACTTTAGTATGGAAGAACATATCCCAATGTTCAGTACTCTCGTACGCCATGCTAATAATATCCGAGTAATATATTGGAGTTTTGCTATCAGCAAACTCTGATATACGGTCAGTAATCTCGTCATCTGTAGGTGTATCTATAAAATTGTTTTCAATTTCATATATGAAATCCTCTTTCAATTCATCCATAAATTTATAATAATTAAATTTATCTTCAGCCATTATTCCTCCTTATCAATTTCATTGATGTATTGTTCATGTTCTTGAACATATTGTTTGTGCCATTCATCACGACTATCTGCATAGTCTAAAGCTACGGCTTGTACTATGTGTTTCCATGTTTCATAGTTGTATGGTTCTCGCATACTACCTTGCTTATGTATGATGTCATACTTAGATAACCAATCTGCAAGATTGTCAACTGTCCATGAAGTTCTTGGTTTCATTCTTCTTCCCATTCGGCAACCATATCCTCAAAACATTGAGGATGTATGCCTGTAATTAACTGTTCTCTAAGTCCTTTGGACATAGAAGGAAAACAATTCTGTATTAGTTCCCCTTGATTGTAATAAAACAATCCTTGTGCTTCGACGTCTAAGATACCTGTATCGCCACAATGTATACACTGCTTAGTTTTTACAGTGTAAAAATGTCCGTCAGCAGTAAATTTTTCGTCTATTACATTCATGTTTATTCCTCCTCAGCTATAAGCTGTTTGATACTTGGTATAGAAATTAACTTAAAGTTAGAAATTCTATGTGTGATGTGTGTTCTTAGACAAGTATCTGAACATAAGTACACGTCTAATTCTGTAGAATGGTACATATAATCATTAGTGTCTGAAAGACTTTCTTCGCATTCTTCACAACCAAAATCCCAATCATTATCTATAAGAAAATGATTATCTTGAAGAATATAATCATCGCCGTAATCGTTAGTAGCTAAAAAGTTTTCTAACTTTTCTACTATTGCAATATGCCTTTGTAAAATAGCATTCCATTTGTCAGCCATTGTTATCCTTTCTTAATAAAAAATATCTTCACTACGTATCAGATATTTTTAATTACTCCAACCAAATATGGAGTGTTTACTCATATAGTAAGCACCGTCATATTTATTCTTGCAATGTTTTCTTGCCCAATTTATTAAATTGGTGTAACTAGCATAACGTTCAGCCCATTCTTCATACAACGTCATACCCGATGGTGTAACGTTATTGTATATAGCGTCATCTGTCATGTTTAATTCTGTCTTGGCAAAATGTATAGCATTTTCTAAAGAACTATACATAACTTTGTTATCAGGGTCGCTTAGCCAAGCTATAATGTCTTTAAATTCTTTAACTTTCAAAGTTAATCTCCTTATTTGTTTCGTATCTTTCAACCATTCTTAATACTTCTAGTATTAATTCAAGTTTTTCATAGTCATCCCACATGACTTTGTCATCTTGAAATCTTAGGTTAGCTATAGTTGTTTCAAGTCTGTCAGCTACGCTGTAACCGTTAATTTGTAAGTCTTTTAATTTCATTAATTTCTCCTATTTAATTAGCAAACGTAATCTACTTTGTAGATTGTTTATATCTTTTTCAAGTTCTTCAAAATCTTCGTCTTGCATTGCATATTGACACGTACTAAGTATGTCATCTAACTCACTACACAAGCCGTAATAAAAGTCAGAACTTATAGTTTCTGAGGTGTATTTACCCCAACCTAATTGAACATTCATTACAAACCTAAAGGTTCGCCACAGTTTTCACAGTCATAATCACGTAGATATATAACGTTACCTGCGTCTTTCAATATTTCTTTTGGTATTTGCTTAAAGCAATTACCACAATCTAGCATTGAGTTTTCGTCGAGTTCTAAATCCTCGTCCGATAACCCTGTTATCGCTTTGTAAAATTCGTAATCGTTTAACACAATTATCCTTTCTGTTTAAGTTCAAGCTATAAATAGCTTGTAACACACAGTTGTTTTCCACTATTTTCCTGCAGGTTTCTAGTTAACCTATGTGCTACAAGCTACATACAGGTGTATGTAGATGTTTATGGTTAGCTACTGCTAACCATACATGCGTCTGCAAACTTCTTTCTATCAAAGTTTGGATTATCTTCTTCAAGTGTCAAAGCCACTTGGAAGATAACGTTAGTTAGTGCATCAAGAACGTAGTTCTTGGCTACATTTTTAGTTTCTTCATCGCTTTCAGCGAGTTCACTGAAACTCTCAAACATAGCTTGTTTAATAGCTTCAGCTATTAATTTATAGTGTTTTCTAGTCATTGTTTCTCCAATCGTGGATAATTTCTTTGAAATTATAATAAATTTCTTCACATGCAATCTTGAACACTAACCACGCCATGTAAGACATGGTTAGCGTAAGAATAATTAAGATTAATGGTTGATATTTATACATAAATATCTTCCGTGTCATCTTCCTCGATGACTTCGTCAACGATATTGTCGCTGACTTGCATGAGGTCGATGTAATACCAACGTGGTTCAGTTCTATTCTTACCGAATAGCATATCTAGTTCGGCGTCAATAGACTGTTCGATGAAACTATCAGTTTCATAGTCCATGAACCTCTCCCACATAGGTGCAACAGTTGTAGAACAACTGTCAAGTTCGGCAAAAATATCTTGCCCATATTCGACATAGTCGTTGTATAGTTCGTCGTATTCATCAGTGAATACCATGTTGTTGATTAGCATATCGTCCTTTCCACGAAATTTATATAAAAAATATCTTCACAAGTATCAGATATTTTTATATACGGCAACAGTTATCAGCACCGTCTAATGCTTTATGAATAAAGCCATTAGGACATTGTGTCGCTTCTACTTTATCTTTGGCTTTAAAAAGCCAAAACGGAGTATTTTCTTCCTGTACTTGTAGGCGATACTCCATATCAGCAATGATATGACCATTTTCATCTCGCCACTTGCTTGGTTCAAGTATCGCTCTGCGATACTTACGTCCACGAGCAAACGCTACTTTACAAGCTACACAAGTAGCTTGATTACCACTAGCTTTGAATTTTGTAGAACAAAATTTACAGTTCTTCATTCGCAATCCTTTCCATCGCTTATATATTTATTTACTTCACTATTACATAGTGAATAAATATATAAATCATCACAATCCACAATACAATCCACAATCTTCTTCATTACAACGTAATGACTTGTCGTTATTCATTGTCAGCCTTTCTTTAAAAAATACTTTCACTACGTTACAAGTATTTTTAAAGGTTCTTGTCAATCTTGTGTAGTCCCCAATACAAAGTATTGCCAACCATACAACAGTCAGTTCCCTCACAGTCACTTGTAGGAAAGACGCCCTCGATGAAAAGCGTGTAACTTTCACGAGTATGTGGAAATTCTTGTAAGTGAAAATCACTTACATAGGCGTCTTTTACCCAACCGTTAGTATCTTCAGTGATGACAACGTCATCAGCAAGTATCTCGTAACCGAATTTAGTAGCCATGAACAATCCCCCTTTTATATATTTTTATGTTCGTAAGAACTTCCATAAAAATATATAACTTTAGAAATCAGCACCAATTCAGCAATCAAAATTTGTTATTCACAAATTTACGTCGGCACATAGGAAGACGAAGTCTTTACACGTGCAGTTATTTATCGAAGATAAATCGTGGCAGTTTTTACCAAGAAACAGTTTGTATCGAAGTAAAACATTATATGTTTTATTCCACGACAAAGGAAGTCAAACCGTAACAATACTATGTATTGTTCAATCAAACCATACCATATCTAGTGGTACTAGATGTTGTGGTACAACATATAGTATGTCGTCAAAAGTTGGAGAACGTTGCATTAGCAACGAACCGTCAGACAGAACCTTTGACCCACGTATGCTAACCAAAGGTTAGTCATGTGTATATACGTACCCTAAAATTTATTTACTGGTAAACGTCCGATAAAAGGAGAAAAACCTTTTATTTATTGGACGTAAACCTTAAAGGGCAGTAACGGACATATACGGTATACGTGAAAAAAAATTTGAAATTTAACGTTACAAGTTGCCTTGGGTAGTCAGTTTGTGGTAATCCCAGTCACTTTAATTTTTAAAGTCGCTGACCTTTCTGCCGTCCGATAGCTCTTACCTGTACAAGTTTTATCCGTTAAACTTGTTTGTTGCTATTATTTATACCATAATTAAAAAGATAACACAAGTTAGTTAGGATTATGGCAAAAAACATTAGATGTGGCAAAGTAGGTTGTCAGAAGAAGTTAGCCCAAGGTAGAAGAAAATACTGTTCTGATAATTGTCAGTCTGCTCAATACATGAGAAATAGACGTAGAGGTAAAGAAGAAATCAAACCTATTAATGCAGAGAGAGATACTGCTGCATCAGCACGTCGTGGTCCTCTCTATGATGCTTTCAGGAAGTCAGAGATAGCTGATTTAGTAGCAGAAGGAGAAATGGACCAAAAGGATGCTGCTGATATTTTAGGCACAACCAGTGCTACCATCTCTCGTTTACTAGCAGCAATGAAAGAAGACCAGTTTAATGCAGGACTGCAAGAGGAATGGGAAATATCTGAAGAAGCCTTAGAAACTACAAAAAATTTTTCGACGTTTAGAGATACATATTTTAAAACTGAAACTGGCGATAAGTACGAAACTGCTGACTTTCATTTGAAATGGATTAATTCGATTGTTGACGCTATAGAACACGGAAAAGAACTTGTTATACTTTCTCCTCCACGTCATGGTAAGACGGAACTGTTAGTACATTTTGCAGTGTGGCAAATCATCCGTAATCCGAACATACGTATCATGTGGGTCGGTGGTAACGAAGACATCGCTAAGAACGCTGTATCGGCTGTATTAGACCATTTAGATAGCAATAGAACGCTAATAGAAGACTTCTGTGGTCCTAGCCGTAGTTTTAAACCTGAAACACGTAGTGGTAAGAATTGGTCACAAAATCAATTTACTGTTGCTACTAGAACAGTGACAGGTATTAAATCTCCGACAATGGTAGCAGTTGGTAAGGGAGGTAAAATTCTATCTCGTGACTGTGACATTATTATTGCAGACGACATTGAAGACCATTCTACAACTATCCAACCTAGTAACAGAGAGCATACAAGAAGTTGGTGGACTACTACTCTATCATCACGTAAAGAGGAACACACAGCTATTGTTGTAATTGGTTCAAGACAACATCCTGATGACTTATATCATCATTTGTTAGGTAACGACCAATACGAAAACATAGTCGAAACAGCACATGACCTGGAGTGTACTATTCCTGAAGAAGATATAGACGGACATACTGATTGTATGTTATGGGGTGGCAAGAGAACGTACAAATGGTTGAAGTCACGTATGGCTGCAGCAGAAACTACTGGTGGTAGAAACGTATTTGATATGGTATATCTCAATCAAGCATACAGCGTAGGTATGACAATTTTTAATTTAGAAGATATTGAAAGTTGTTATAGACCAAACTTAATTGTTGGACAAATACCAAATAGAAATTTACATTTAGTAGCAGGACTAGACCCTGCATCAAGTGGACATCAAGCTGCATTCTTATGGGGATATGATGTTGTTAAAAAAGAATACTACATGATTGATAATGACAACAGACAAGGTGGTGGAACTAAAGCAGCGTATGAGATTATAGAAAAATGGTTTAAGCAATATAGATTACAAGAATGGGTTATTGAAGAAAATGGTTTTCAGACTGCTATACGACAAGACGAAAAGATAAAGAAACTTGCGTATGAATGTGGTATTGTATTAACAGGAACAAAGACTGGTACAAATAAACATGACCCAATGTTCGGAGTTGGTGCGATGAGTGAATTGTTCGAAGAAGGGCGTATACATTTACCAGTTGGCGATGCGTTAAGTCGTGACAAGGTTGGTGCTTATAAGTCACAGTTGGTTTACTTTGATGGCAAACCACAGAACAGAAGAACTAAGCATAAAACTGACTTAGTCATGGCTTCGTGGTTTCCTATGAAGATTTTTAGAAGATTGACTAAAGAGAGGTCAGCAATGATAGGGTTAGATTACACTCCTAGTTTTAGCGACTGGGACATTAATGATTGGAACGAAGCACCATGGCGATAATGAAAAAGAACATTAAAACTATTTTAGATAATGTTAATGCTTTAATGGATAACAACGCAGAACAACAACTTATGCGTTATCGTATTCGTTCAATTATGGATGGTGGTATCGATGGTATGAGAGCATTGCTTGGACCAAACATGGATAACATGGATGCAGATACTTTACCTGCACCAAATCTTTTAGTATCAGGATTAGATAGATTAGCACAAAAGATTTCAGGAATACCTGACATACGTGTTGATAGAGTTAATGACAAAGATAGTGAACGTGCTAGAAAACGAGCAGAAAAACTAGAACGTATTGTATCTTCTTATGATGATAAGCAAAAACTTAAACGACAATTAGGTCAAGTATCACGATGGCTTCCTGGATATGGTTATATCTCATGGGTTATAAAAACAATTAAAGATGTTGATGGTAATTATTTTCCTTTTGCAGAATTACGTGACCCATACAATACTTATCCTGGACACTTAGGTGCTGACCAACAACCTGATGAGATAGCTTATGTACGAAGAATACCTTTGTACAAACTTATACAAATTTATCCTGAACATGCTGTTGCTTTAAAAGCAGACGATAAAACTAAAAAACCTGAACCTGCAGGAGAAAGTTTTTATTCTATGACACTTGATGACCAACAAGAACAATGGGAAAACGATAATGGTAAAGGTGTTGTAGTTGTAGAGTATTACGACGACAGTGGTATGTACATTGTTGTACCACATAAAAAGATATTATTAGATTTTGTTGAGAACCCATTAAAGAGTGGTCCACAGTTTGTATTTGCTAAAAGATTTTCTTTTAATGAACTTAAAGGACAATATGACCATGTCTTAGGTTTAATGTCACAAATGGCAAAGATAAATATTTTATCTACGATTGCTATGGAAGATGCAGTCTTTACTGAAACAAACATATCAGGAGAATTAGAGAGTGGTCAGTATCGTAAAGGCAGACACGCTATTAACTATTTAGCACCTGGTACACAAGTATCTAAACCTGTTAACAATTTACCTTATCAATTATTTAATCAAGTTGATAGATTAGAAAGACAGTTGAGATTAGTTGCAGGTTATCCTGTTACAGATGATGCACAATCTCCTAACAGTTTTGTTACTGGTAGAGGATTAGATGAACTTAATGCTTCAATGTCTTTAATGATAGGAGAGTATAGAAACATACTAGGAGATGCTTTACAAGAACTAGATGCTAAAAGACTTGAAATGGATGAATTGTTATTTGATAAGTCTAAAGCATTAGTAGGACATAGGAAAGGTTCTGCTTTCTCTGAAACTTATAAACCATCTATTGATATTGCTAAGAACTATAGAACAAGACGTGTTTATGGTGTTATGGCAGGATTTGATGAGCCACAAAAAATTGTTACAGGTTTACAGCTTATACAAGCAGACATTATTGATAAGCAAACTTTACAAGATAACTTGACAGGACTAGATAATATTCCTGCTATTAATGAAAGAATAAGAAAACAAAAAGCAGAAGATTTATTATTTGAAACTTTATTAGCTAGAGCAAATCAAGGCGATATACAAGCAACTATGGCTGTTGTAGAAATATATAAACAACCTGATGATATGCAAATGATACTTAATAAATTCTTTACACCTGAAGAACCACAGCTATCTCCTGAAGAAATGGCAATGATGGGTCAACAGCAGATGCCACAGTTATCACAAGGTGGTTTAGCACAAATGGCATTAGGATTACCTGGATAATGGAATTTAACGACGACTTCTTTAATATAGTTATGAACTCTTTAAATGGAGTTGGTGGCTTTAATAAAAAAGATTTTATACCTCCAATGCAAATGTGGCAAGTAATTATACCTATGCCAGGCATGATGATTTTATTAGACAGAGAAATATTAAGACAATACTTAGATGAAAGCGATGAAGATTATGGCGAAGAAGCGTACTAGAGGAGGTTATAGACAACCTGCTAATCCTGCACCAGTAAGTGGACCTGGTGCTTTATCAGCTAGAACTGATGGTGGTCCAGGTAGTGCTACACAACCTATTAGAAGAATACCTGGCGTAGATTACGGAGAACAACAAGCATTATCAGAACAACAAGCAGCAGCACCATTACCTGCTGAACCTACAGTTCCATCAAGAGGTATGGCTACGCCTAGACCTCCATTAAACAGAGATGTCTTTAGACCAACAGATGTACCTGGCGAAGACCCACGTACAGCAGGAATTAATCCTGCAGAAGCAGCACCTGACAATACATTGTTAGCTTTAAAAGCTATGTATCAAGTATCAGGATTTAATCCAGTAATTAGTCAATTAATACATAACTATGAACAAAGAGGTTTATAATGTCTTTTCATGGTTGGTTTAACGATGACGAGTTAGCAAACGAACAAGACAAAAAAGACGCTGCTCAAAGAGAATTTGAACTTTTAACAAGAATTATTACTTCTGAACAAGCTAAGTCAGCAGTTGAAATGTCAACTGTTTGTCCTAATCTACCTGCTGATGTTATAGAAGCAGCAGCTATGTCAGGATTAACTGTTTACGACCCTGCGTTTCAAGATATAACAGATATGGTTACAGAAGAACAACAGAAGCAATGGGAACGTGATTGGAATAAAGTTCAAGACAGTAGTGGTTTTGATGAACCAATTATGGGTATGGCAGAATTACTTGCTAAAAAACCTGGATATGTAGTTGATTTATTACTTGAAGCAGGTATTGAAGAAGTATCTATGTTGTATAGAGCAGCAGGATATGCAGCAGTTAATGCAATACAAAGTTACAGATTACAAAAAGGTTGGATTAAAGAAGGTCAGTTACTAAATGGTATTCAAATAAAAGAAGAAGACATAGTTAATTATGACCCTGCAGCAGCATGGAAAAAAGATGGATTTAAAGGATTAGTTAAAGAATATTCTGAATTGTTTTCTAATGCTAAAGAAGCAGCAGGTGCAACATTATGGACTGAAACATTAGCTACATTACGAGAAGGTAAACCATTAAACATTGACCCTTCAAGAAAATTTATATTTCAAGGTTTAAAACCTGAAGATGATGAACGATACAGAATGCTACTCAAAATGGATTATGAGGAAAACGAAGCTAAAAATATCTATTACAAATATGCAGGTGTACCACTTAGAGCAGAAGGATGGAATGACCATGAAAGAACTTCTGTATTTAGACCTAATGAGATTATGTTTAGACCTACATCAGGTAAAAGACTTACATTAGGTTTTGACCCTAATAACTATTTACACTTACAACAACAAAGATTAAAAAATAATCCTGATGCTTTTGCACCTATTGAAGGTAACAAACTAAGTAGATTTTTACAAACAGTTTGGAGAGGTACAACAAATATAGCTAAATCACAAGTTGATGCAGTTAAATCTTTTGACCCTGGTATAACTGAATTAGAAGGAGTACAACCTGCTATACATTTTAGTAATGGTCGTGTTACTGCTTCACAAATAGTTCCTCCTGGAACAGTAGAATTTACAGCATTATCAGGTGGTATAGACGCTTACACATCATTAAAGTTAGACCCAGTAGCTAAAGGATTAAAAGGTTTATCTTCTTTACGTCAAGCAACTAGAACTATTCATCCTGATGTTATACAAGAAGGATTGGGTATTAGTAGGTTTAGAGATACAGTATTCAAACCAAAACTAGCAGATATGATTGAACGACCTGATAGTTATAAATTGTATGAAGCTACAGCACTTGAACCTAATATTGGTACATTTCAAAAGTTATTTCCACAATTACCATTTGAAAGTCAAGCAGCATTAGCAGGTACAGAAGATGCGTTACAAGCTAAACAAGTATGGTCAAAGATATGGGGTAGTGGTTATCTTAATGAAACACCTGTTAAAGGTGCAGAAATTAGAAATGCAGTATCACGTGCTATAGGAAATAGGTCATTATCTTTAAGACAAAGTGAAAGTGTTGTACAAAGAGGATTAGGACAACTTATTAGACCATTAGGTAATCCTAATGCAGCATATAGACCACTCCGTTCTAAATTAGCTACTGGACTTAGAGATGAGTTATTACTTCCTATAAGAAACAAAATGAGATTTATGACAGCACAACCATTACTATCTCCATCTGAAATAGCTAATCCATTAGATGAGTTACTTAGTTTTGGTGCAACTATTAAGTCAGCTATGCCTACTTATATGCAAAGAATGCTTAGTTTGACACCTGATGATGGTTTGTCAGTTACTAACTTTGATGAAGCAGCTATGGCAATTAGAAATCATTATGACAGTATGGGTGCAGAAGTAGAACGTGCAGAACCATTTTTACAAAGACTATTAGATTTAGAACCTGGAGATTTAGGTGGAGTTACAAGATTAGCTATAGATATTGGTAACGATACACAAGCATTTTTAAAAGGTACAGGTGTAGCAGATGATATTGCGTTTGAAGCATCAAGAATATTTGAAACAAGTTCACAGATACGTGCGTATGGTAAAGATAGTTTATTCCGTGACTTACCGTTTGTAGGTATGCGTGAAGTAGAAGAAATACCTTATACATTACTTAATGGAGAAAAAGTATTAATTACAGTACCTTCTGCATCAGGTTTAGTAGAGATGGCTTCTTTAAAAGCACCATTACCACAATGGTCAGGTATTACAAAAGCATTATCTAAAGTAACTTATTTAATGGATGGTCAAGAAGGAAGACAAGGCATACGTGGTGTTATGGATTATTACAAAGGTAATATTAAAGCACTTAAAGATATGGGATTTGGAGATTATGTTATATCAGGTACTTACAAAGGTATATTACCTAAAGGCATGTCACAAGGTCCAGTATCTTTGTTAGCACAGTTTTATATGGGTGGAATATTCAAACCAATAGTTCTTTTACGTGCTGCATGGTTTACTAGAGTATTTTTAGAAGAACAAGCACGTATGGCTGTATCTAACTTAGATAGCATGTTTATTCATCCATTCAGATATATTACATGGATTAACTCTCATAACACAGAAGTACGTAATGTTATTAAAAACGGAGATGTTAAAGGATTAGAAAAGTTTAGATTACGTTTTACAAGAGATAGTGACCTTAAAGATGTATTAGAGTGGCAAGGTGCTATGAATGGAAACCTAGCTACTGAAGTAAATACTGGACGTAAATCAGTTGCAGGTTGGCGTGGTGTCAATAGTAAGTTTGCTACAAAAGATTGGATAGATGTAAAACCTGGACAAGCAGGACATACTGGTAGCTTACAACATGAACTTATACAAATATACGATGACCCTGTAGGTAGATATGTAGCTGCTAATGGATTAACTACTTCTACTAGAGATTGGTTTAAGTATTCTGATGAAGGTAAAAAG